GGCTGGTGACACGGGCATTTTGTCAGTCCAGTCCATCAGCCTGTCCGCCACAATGACGTCGGGTTGTTTGGTTCTTGTACTGTGTAAACCTTTGTTGACGATACCGTTGACGACGGTTGGTGTGGCATCAGAGCGCGACTTGGTGAATCAGTTGCCTTCAATGCCCCGAATTTTTGACGGTGCAAATTTGCAGTGGTTGATGTACGCAGGCGCAGCTACTCCTGTCAACACCGCCTACTACGGCAGCATTGATGTAGCCTGGGGCTAACATGGCTCTGATCGGCAATTACTCCGTCTACGACAAGCTGCCGCTGAAGTACGGCGGCGGGTCCAGCGCTATCACGGCTATTCAGTCAGGTAACCGGGGTAATTTTTCTCAATCAGGTCGTGTGCGTAGCCGCATGATGCAGGACCAGACCACCACGGCGCTGGAGTACTACGCACTGCCGAACGGTGCGTATCCCAGCCTGACATGGTTTATCCCACAACAAGCTGGTCAGATCGGATCAAGCAACCAGATCTATGGTTTGGGGAGCATCGTTGCAAATTTGGCAGGTGCCAGAAACGCTACTGCGGATCTGACGGGATCAGGCACGGTCACCAATGCGTTTCTGTCGCTGATTGCCGACCTGATTGCGTCTTTGACCGGCGCAGGTGACATCTCACCTCCACCAAATTTGCTGGCGCTGCTAAACCTGTCCGGTGACCTGACGGGCGCGGGGGCCATCACCGCCGTGCTGAATGCGTTTGCTTCTGTACAAGCAGATCTGTCAGGCACAGGCACGCTGACGCTCGTCCCCTACGCCGTGGGTGAGCTATCGGCTGACATCACGGGCGAGTCTGTGCTGTCCCCGCAAAATTTGGCAGCGGCAGTGTGGCAAGCCCTGGCAGCGCAGTACAACGACAGTGGCACGATGGGCAACAAGTTGAACCTTGCAGCATCTGGCGTAGTAGACTACGATACGCTTGCGCAAGCTGTGTGGACCTATGTGAGCCGCACGCTAACCTCGGGCAGCAATGACTGCCTGACCCTCCCCCAGTTCCTGGCTCTGAAGGACTGATGATGGCTAAGTCGCCAGACCAAAAGAAAAAAGGGCCGTCGCTCGCGGTGGGGCGCGGTGAAAAATTGCCTGTCTCGCAAGGTGCTGGTTTAACCGCAAAGGGGCGGGCCAAGTACAACCGCGAAACTGGAAGCAATCTAAAAGCCCCTCAGCCCGAAGGTGGCCCACGCAAGAAATCGTTCTGCGCCCGCATGTCCGGAATGCCAGGACCGATGAAAGACGAAAACGGCAAGCCGACACGAAAAGCGGCTTCTCTTGCAAGGTGGAAGTGCTGACATGGAATCCTTAGTCTGGAACACAATTCTCACGGTCCTACTTGGCGTGGTGGCATATCTCATGATGTCAAAATTTGCTGAACTGGACAGGCTCAGTATTTTGCTCAACAAGACCCGCGAAGAGATTGCGCGGGATCACATCACACGCGCAGAGTTCCGGCAGGACATGGGCAAGTTGTTCGACAGGTTCGACTTGCTAGAGAAGAAGTTGGATGGTCTGCGCGACCGCAGAGCACCTCCGGAGAACTGAAGTGCCTGTACAGTCCGAGAAACAGCGCAGGTTTATGTATGCTTCACTTGCAGGCAAGACAGATGTCTCGCCCAGCGTAGCGAAGAAGTTTGTTGGTCCCAAAGCACATGCCGAAGGAGGCAGTATGAAAGAGTCCAAGGAAATGATGAAGAAGGAAGTGGCCTTCATGAAGAAGAAGGGCGCTCCGAAGTCCATGGTCAAGCACGAGATGAAGGAAGCCAAGGGCTACGCCAAGGGCGGCGGCATCGAGTCCAAGGGTAAAACCAAGGGCAAAATTGTGAAGATGATGGGCGGCGGAAAGTGCTAAGGAGGGGCTATGCCTCAAAACTACCGTACTCCCACTTCAAGAGAGTTCTCAAAACTTAGCGCCGCTCGTAAGTTGATGCAACAAGGCATTGAGGGTGAAAACTCAATGCTGTCTCGCATGATGCCAACAATGGCAAAGTCTTCGCGTGATGATATTCGCAGGGCCAAGGAGCTTCGTGAAAAAGTTCCTGCCGCTGCCCGCGAAGGTGAGGCATACAACGAAGCGGGCTACGCCAAAGGCGGCTCTGTCAAGGGTAGCGGCTGCGAACAGCGCGGCCTTCGCAAGTGCAAGGTGGTGTGAGATGCCATTACCAGCAGTTATTGCAAGAATGGTTGCTCAAGGCGCAGCCAAACAAGCGGCCAAAAAATCTGCCAAGGAAGCAGGGCAAGAAGGATTGGAGTCTGGGGCCAAAAAAACATCTAACGATGAAGCATGGCTTGAGGCTCTAGCAGGAAGACCGGCTCCCGCTGGTGCAAACCCTTTAAGCAGCATAGAAGCCAAAGAAGTTGATTTGCTTCGTCGGGCGATGATGCGGCGGCAAGCGGCTGAAAGAAAGATAGAACCGCAAAAACCCAATGAATCTAGTTGGATGTCTGAAAGAACTATGCGTAGTGCAAGTCAAGACAAGCCAACTGGTGGGGAATTCCGCAAAGGCGGCAAAGTCAAAGGCTACGCCTCTGGCGGCAAAGTTCGTGGTGGCGGCTGTGAGCGGCAGGGCAAGACCAAAGGCAAATTTGTATGAGACCGAGCCGTGGCATGGGTGACATTCGACCTGAACTGAAGAAGCGCCGTGACAACACTGACTTCCTTCAGGGCGGGAAACGCCATGCCCGCAGGGACAACACCGACTTTGCCGAGTACGCTGAAGGCGGTGGGCTCTACGCCAACATCAACGCCAAGCGCAAGCGGATTGCCGCTGGATCGGGTGAAACCATGCGCAAGCCGGGTTCTCCCGGCGCTCCTACTGCCAAAGCCTTCAAGCGTTCTGCGCTGACAGCGAAGTGATTGACGCCATGCTGCGCTTCCGTTATCATACCCGGACCGAAGTTCAAAAAGGTCTGGCATGTACGGGGTCATCTACAAGGTAACCAACACCGTGAACGGGCACATCTACATCGGGCAGACAAAGACAGCGCTGGGCAATCGTTGGTCTAAGCATTGCTCTGATGCTCGTTCTGGTGCAGGATGGATTCTTGCTGCTGCCATCCGCAAGCATGGACGGGAAGCGTTTACCGTAGAGGTTGTAGAAGAGTGCCCTGACAAAGACGCCTTGAACGCCGCTGAGATTGCGTGGATCTTAAAATTGCAGCCCACGTACAACTCTTGTGGTGGCGGTGGTGGTCTAGGCTCTCCCTCACCAGAAGTAAGGGCAAAAATTTCTGCGACTTCTCGTGGCAGGAAAGTTAGTGAACAAGCGCGTAAAAACATGTCTGCTGCCCAAAAAGGGCATCCTGTTTCCGAGGAAACAAAACGTAAAATTTACGAAGCAAATGCGTGGTACAGAGAGCAGCTTCGGCAAAAAAGGTTGACACAACCAAAAAAACGCATTGTCCGCCCATACGTTTCTCCTTTGCAAAATTTGTATGAAGCTCATGGAGCAACATCACGCAAAGAAAAAATGTCTTTAGCCGCTAAACATGGGTTTGAATCCGGCACAAGGCAACGGCCTGCCGGGGAACTTAACCCTATGTACGGCAAAGAAAAGCCAGAGGAAATTAAGCGATTGCTTTCGGAAAAATTGTCTGGTGACAAAAATCCTTACTTTGGCAAAGAACATTCTGAAGATACTCGTGCAAAAATGCGTGCTGCACATGCGGCCCGACCTCCTGTAACATGCCCACATTGTGGTAAAGAAGGCCATCTGAATACTATGAAACGATGGCACTTTGACAATTGCAGAGTTAAAGCATGACAACTTCTGGCGTTGCAACATTTAACATGGACCTCAACGAACTTGTTGAGGAAGCAATGGCTCGTTGTGGTGCCGAGTTGCGCACGGGCTGGGATTTGCGCACGGCAAGAACATCAATGAACCTCATGCTCATGGATTGGGCGTCGAGGGGCATCAATATGTGGACCATTGAGCAAGGCTCACAAGTCCTGACCGCTGGCACAAACACCTACACGCTGCCCGCCGATACGGTGGATCTGATTGAGCATGTGATTCGCACGGGTGTAGGGAATGTCTCCACGCAGACGGACTTGACCATCACGCGCATCAGTGTTTCTACCTACTCGTCCATCCCCAACAAACTCCAGCAGGCAAGGCCAATCCAGATCTGGATCAACCGCCAAGGCCCTGCTCCGCAGTTCACGGTGTGGCCCACGCCTGACAATTCACAGACGTACACGCTCGTCTACTGGCGGCTTCGCAGGATTCAGGACGCTGGTGCGGGCGGCACGTACACACAAGATGTACCGTTCAGGTTCATCCCCGCTTTGGTGTCAGGACTGGCGTACTACCTGTCCATGAAGATCCCCGGTGCGATGGAGCGGATGCAGGTGCTAAAGGCGCAGTACGATCAGGATTGGGATCTTGCCAGTTCCGAAGATCGCGATAAGAGTGCCGTTCGCTTCACACCAAGGCAGTATTTCATCTCATGAGCAATCGTTTTGCAAACGGCGCAAAGGCATTCGGCTACTGCGATGTCTGTGGGTTTCGTTTCGACCTCAAAAAGCTCAAGAATCTTGTAGTCAAAACCAAGCAAACACAGATTCGTGCCTGTACGGCTTGTTGGACCCCAGATCAACCGCAATTACAACTGGGCATGTACCCAGTTTCGGACCCAATCGCCATCCGCGATCCTCGGCCTGACACAAACACTTGGTACTCATCCGGTGTGACTGCTACGGGCTCGTTCGGCGGGGGTAGCCGGGTGATTGAGTGGGGCTGGAACCCTGTGGGTGGGTCCAGAAGTTTTGATGCCGCCTTGACGCCGAATGCCTTGGCACCAAGGGGTTTAGTAGGTACAGTCCAAGTTGTAGTTTCGTAAGGAGCGATGATGGAAAAAGCAATGCGCAAGGTTGCCAAGCAAGAAGTTGGCAAGCACGTGAAAGCCATGCACAGCAAGGGCTTCAAGAAGGGCGGCCCCACCTCTGAGGACCGTATGCGCCTGGGCAAGAACATGGCCCGCGCCATGAACCAGAAGTCGGGGTGAACCATGATGAAAGCCAAGAAGCTGCCCCCTGCTAAGTCGGGGCTACCGCAAGAGATCGAAACCCTCAAGGACGAGATCTGCATGGTCGTGGGGAACATTGCTATGGGCAAGCCGCCCGCTGTCAAGACCTCCGGGATCAAGCAGCGTGGATCTGGTGCCGCTACGCGGGGCTTTATGTCTCGCGGGCCGATGGCGTGAGGTGAAACTTGAACTACACCGAGTTGCAGACCGCTGTTGAGGATTACACCGAGAACACGTTCTCGGCGACTGACTTCGCCACAATGACGGAGCTAGCCGAGCAGCGCATCTATAACTCGGTTCAACTTCCCAATTTGCGGAAGAATACCACGCTCACACTCACCATTGGTAACCCGCTACTTGTAGTACCGACAGACTTCTTGTCTTCGTTTTCCTTTGGTGTGACCGTTGCGGGCGTGTTCAGTTACTTGCTGAACAAGGATGTAAACTTCATGCGGGAGTCATTTCCAAGTG